CTTGCTCAAGGATAAGATACTCCACGTTACAACTCGCCCGCTGCACGCCGGAGGCCAGCCCGGCCAGCACAAGCACGCCATCCTTGGCCTCCTTCGTCACCTCGGGCGGCACGTCCATGGCATCCCCATCCAGCAGGGCCACGCGCAGCGGCTCTTCCCGCCCCGGGATGTGCCACGTTGCGGTGAGATTTAGCCCGTACCACCCGGCCCCGCGCTCAATCTTGATACTCTCCGTTCCAAAGCTGGAATTAGTCCCCAGCACCAGCTTTCGCGGGGTGGGGGAGTAGTTGTCAAGCCTCAAAGTATGTACCATTATGAGCCTCCCCAAAATCAGTAGTAAATCAGCGTAATCTGGCGATTCACGATGCCGTTTCCGCTCCATTCCATGGTGATGGTGTTTCCGCTGATACGCAGGAGCCCAATCTCCGGGCTATCCCCACTTCGCGCGATGTCGCGAATGCCGACCAGCGTGCCGCCCGTAAAAGTGTAGCTCCAGGTACTCCCGCCTGTGACCATGGTGATTGTCACCGTTTTCAGCGCCTTTGCGCTCACTCTACCGCCACCGTCGTGCTTTCCATCCGGCACCGTCACCGACTCACCCGGTGCAATCGTCGCGCCCCAGTCCCCGCGCCGCGGCACATTACCGGTGCGCAGCGTTTTGTCCTTCGCGTAAAACGTAGAGTTCGCCAGCACATCCGTTTCCGTGGCGGTGGCCTGTGCCAGCTTTCCAGCGCTCAATCCACCGCCGCCGTTAAAATCCAGCCGCGTGCCATCGTACACAAATGTGATCCAGCGCCCGGTCACAACGCAGTCCCCGTCCGCCGCGTCCGCGCCGCAATACGCAGGCACGGCCACACCGTTGACTGTCCACGTGTCGCCCGCACTCCACGCGGCGGGGACCTTAAACCGCCCCACCGCGCCCTCGCCCGTCAGCGCATACACGCTGCCGCTCTTGCTGCACTCATATTCCTGCACGCAGATATTTAACCCGCCACCAGCCGGGTCATACTGCGCCTTTGTCATCATTGCTGTGCCACCGTGAAGTTGCGCCAGCTCGGTCTTTACCTTTTCCAGCAATGCGGAAAACTGCGCCTGAAGGGTGGTAGTATCAACGCTAACCCAGTCTGTAACAAGACCACACGCATCGGGGTCAAGCCGTTCGTCCGTGATGCTATCCGCAGAAATGCTGCTTACCGCCGCTGCAACGTTAATACGCGCAAGAGAAATTTGCCGTTTTAAAGTGTTGTTTGTGAGTTCCGGGGCGGTAGGTGCATTATTCGGCGTTCCTTTTAGCACTTCAATACGCGGCTTTTCCGCATAATCCACCGTGTCCCAGCTAACAACAATCCTGTCAACACGTGGCAGGATGGCATCTGGCAGCGGGATTGTCAGCTGCAACTCGCTTCCAGTCTGTTCTTTTGTATCATTCCAAAAAACTGTGCCGTCCGCTTTGTCGTTTGCCAGCCAGCCCACGCCATCTGAAACGCTTACCGTCATATCGCCGTTTGCGGTAACACTTAAATTGCCATCTGCGCCAAAAACGCCGCTGGAACGCCCATGCAGCCATTTCATAACGTTTTCGGCTCCGATGTATTCATCCACGTTATTCGGAAAATTTTTGATTTCTGCCACTTTATCACCTCAAAACTGTTAAAATCGGGTCACCAATAATCAGCTTGACGCTTGATCCGTTTGCATCCTGTGAATACTTTGCCGCTGTGATTCTTGCCTTGTACTTTACACCCAGTCGCAAAGAAACGCACCAAACCAAATCGCCAACATTGTATGCCGTGCCAAGCTCGTCACCGTTCGCGTCAATCGAAAAGCCGTTGCGGTTCAGGTGACTGCCCAACTGTAAAGCGGCGTACTGCTTTACGCGGCTTTCAAAATCCGCGTTACTTTCATCATCTTGCTGGCTGTCGCCGCTGAAACTTGCCCATAGTTCCCGTCGCTCATTGTCGCTGGCCGTGCCAGCCTTTACAACAAAGCTTGTGCCGTCCTTATATTTGGCTTCGCAGTAGCACACGTTTTTGTATTCAGAAATGTCATTGTCAACTACAAGTCCGGGCGCTGTGCCGCGTTCTTGAACAAACAAAACTGCGGTCAGCCCCTCTGTGCGGTCAATACCTTTGTACACCTCAAACGTCTGGGTCTTGGCCCGATAGTCAAAAACAATACGGTTACCAAGGCCAGCGTCCGTCAAAACGGGAATTATCTTTTTTAAAAGTTCCTCGCCGTACACCTCTGTCGCGGGCACGGTTTCAGGAAGGCCCTTACCAGCAGCCAGCAGCACCGGCAGCCCACGCAGGTTGTTGCGTACAACGTTGTAAACGTCAGTCTCCACGTTCACAACGCTGGCCGATGCTGCCACTATGCGCCGATTCAGTCGGTTGTTCAAGCTGTAGCCGTTCAGCGTGATTTCTCCGTTGTCGCTGTCAAACTGTACCCTTGCTACTTCGTAAGCTAATCTACGCTCTACGATGTACAAAACTGCGTCCCGTTCTACAATAGAGATACTGTAATCGTCCATCGGTAGAACCAACGTGAATTTCCCTACATTGTTATAATAGTCCGAAAACTCGCTGCTGATGGCGTGGGTAATTTCGTGTCGGTTGCTAAGGTCATGGGAAAACAGCTCTAATCTCATATTACCGTTACACCCGCACTTTCTTCCGCAAACGAAACGCTCATTTCAACGTTTTCAAGCCCGCTGTCCGCAGTAGGTTTCCACGCATTATCGCCAGTGTGAATTCTGTACAGTGTGCTTTCAAGCGTAAGTGCGCCCCGGCAGTCGCCGTCCTTAGAGCTTGTGACCGTTGTCTTTCCGTGTGATGTCTTGATAACAACACGCTCATCTTTCACAAGCGTTTTTTCCAGCCGCAGAACTTCACCTGTCAGCATGTTTTCAATGCCTACGTTTGTTGCCGTCTCGCCAATGCAATTGATTTCCAACCTAAACGGCACATCAAACTGACCAAAATTCTGCAAAACAATGTATTTCAGCACAATGACTTTGCCGAAATAATACGTTTTGCTGATATTCCATGGGAATTTAAAACCTTCTTGCACGCCGCGCAGCTGCATTGCCTTTCGTTCGCCGCTTTCCCAATACGGGTAGGGGGCAAGCAGGCCAAGCTGAAACGGCGCACCGCGTTTTGATGGGCGAATGGTAGGCGATGCCGTTACAATAACGTCTATGTGCCAGTCTCCGGCATATAACACCCCGGTCAGGTCAGGCCGTACAACGGTCATAAGCGCGTCTTTCAACGCTTGTGCATTGTCGCCGATAACTTTTCCATTGATGGTAATAGGCCGCGTCTGAATGGCCTTAGATTGTACAGTAGCGCCTACCTGACCGATGCCCTGCGCCGTGTTGGCAGTGACCGAAATTGTATCAATGCCATCCGGCTTGCTGATAAGATAACCGTGCTCATAGTCAAACACGATAGATTGCCCAAGCGAGTTGACGTATTTAAAAGTTTTGCTTAAAAAACTCATAACGCCCACCTCGCCCGCTGGAAATACGCCGCTGTACTTGCTGCCAGTTCAACCGGCGTCTGCTTTGCCGCGTAAATTGTCTGATTAACTGTAAAGCTGCCCCCGCCGCTATTGCCGCGCCGGTAAGCATCCGCTTCATCGGCAGTCAGCACCATCTCGCCGCGATGCAGGTTGGCAACATAATTGTTATACGGAACGAAATCAAGGCCGCCTGCACGACCACCGGTTGTGCCACTACTGTTGACATCTACATTAACAGAGCGGTTCCCGAACAGGCTGTCCCACAAACCATTAAACCAGCTGACAAGGCCGTTCCAAGCTGCCGAAATGCCGTCAATAATGCCATCAATGACCGCGTTGCCCATCTGCATTGCGCCTTCTACAATGTCCGGCAAATGCTCTATAAAGTAGGTCAGCAGGGTTTCCACGATAGATGCAGCGGCAAGCATAATGTCCGGCAAGTGTTCCGAAACGCCTTCTACAAACGCAATCAGCATTTGTCCGGCAGTATCAAGCATCTGCGGCAAGTTCTCATTCAGCTTTGAAACAAGCGTCAAGACGATTTGCAAGGCAGATTGTGCAACGGTTGGTAGCATCTGATAGATGCCGTTTCCCAGCACAGTTATAATCTGAATTGCCGAATCAATAAGTTGCTCCGCGTTTGCGCTGATTCCCGTAACAAGCGTCTGCACAATGTTTACGGCAGACTGCGCCAGCTGCGGCAGAACGGTTTCAATCAAGCTCGGCAGCTCTGCCATGATGGGAGGGACAAGGCTCTCTATCAGCTTAGCAGCGCCGTTCAGGGCGACTTCTATGCGGGGGATGATGTTACTTGCCGCTGTAGTTGCGCTATCCACAAAGTTGCTGATAAGTTGCCCAAAATTGGCATTATCATCGGCAATTCCAGTTACAAGGTTTGACCATGCGGATTTTGTAGCATTTACACTCCCCTGAATCGTTGTTGATGCTTCTTTAGAGGTCGTACCAGTAATGCCCATTGCGTTTTGAACATCATGAATCGCGCTTACAACGTCCGCATAGCTGTCAATGCTATATTTGGTATAGTTTCCCTGCGCGGCGTTCAGCTTGTTTGCGTCATCAAGTAGACGCTGCATTTCCTGTTTTGTTCCGCCATAGCCGAGCTTTAGGTTGTCCAGCATTGTGTAATTCTGTTTGCTAAAACCGTTATAAGCGTTCTGGATGCTCTCCATGTCCGTGCCCATTTTGTTGGCATTGTCGGACATGTCACCAATGGCAGTATTGGCAAGTTCTGCCGCCTGTTCCGTATCGCCGCCCAGACTAGACACAAGCGCGGCTGCAAATGTAGTCGCCGTGTTCATGTACTCGTTTGCAGAAAGCCCAGCCGTTTTGTACGCATCGGCTGCATACTGCTGAACTTTATCGGCGCTGGTTTTATACAGCGTTTCAACGCCGCCTACAAGCTGCTCGTAATCTGCATAACCGTTAATTGCAAGTCCCGTCAATGCCGAAATTGCTGTTGCGCCTGCCGTAGTAGCTGCAACGGATACTTTCGCAACGTTCGTAGCAACGTTAAAGATGCCTTTGCCAACTGTTGAAGCGGCAGAACCAACCTTTCCGAACAGTCCCGTTAATCCGCTTGCGCTGCTTTTCGCATTTTTCAATCCTTTCTCGTATTCGCTGGAATCCAGCGTGATTTTTGCAAAAAGGTCAAATACGTCCACTTACTCGCTCACCTCCTGCCGTTCTTTTGTTTTTAACCCATGCCGCGCCGCAAAGTCTTTGAAATCCGCCTGCACTTGTTCCGGTGTCCGCGTATCCACTTTGGGCGGGTGGATAATGTCAATATATCTCGCTGGCCTGTCCTTTACGCCTGTTACAGCTACCGCAAGGCTCCATGCGCTGTCTGTCATGTACACCCTGTAAAGCTGTTCTTCAAAATCAGCTTTTAAAGCGTAAGGTAGCACCGACACAAGCGCCTTTGCGCTCAGTTTCGGCATTTTCAGCAGTACAGGGATTACTTGTTCTGCCCGCCACCGAGATACGATTTGAAAAAATCAACAAAACCCTTATCGTTCAGCAGGTCGGCAGCTTGCTTGCAGGTGATAAGGAAATTCTGTTTGCCGATTTCTTCCACTGTCAGGCCGTTAAACGGTGCAAGGATTGCGTACACATCCACGCGGTGCTGCTTCAACGCAATGTTCAGCAGCTTAACGATTTTCGCAAGGCCGAAACGCTGCATTGCAATGCGGGTCGTTTCGCCCTTCGGCATCGCTTTCTGCATCTCTTTCACAAGCGTTTCATCATCAATCAAATTTGTGATGGGCTGCGCGATTTGTAAAACGACTTCCAGCGCTTCGTCAGTACTAAGTTCAGAAAAAATTCGCATCATGCGTCATCCTCTCCGGCCTTGATATACACCTCGCACGGCACAGTATCCTGCGCGGTAATGGAGTAGTGCGCCGTGTATTCAAAGCTCATCTTGCCTTTTTCCTTGTCGCCGGTCTGCAAGCTGAAACCGCCAGTGGACAGCGCATTCAACATGTGAATGGCACAGAAACCGCCATTCGTAGTGCCGTGCTTGTCCGAATAATCGCACAGCAACCACAAATCCGTAAAGTCGCTGTTTTCCAGGTCTTTGCGCGGCGTGATTTTGGACACCTTGGAAGTAGTCGTCTCATCGGCTGCGCCAAGCATACTTTTCACATTGGCGGTGGATGCCGAAACATAAGTGCCGCTGCATTTGACTTCCCAAGATTCAATCTGCTTCAGCTCTTTCATGTTTTTTGGGCAGTTGTCGAGGTCCTCGCCAAAGTCGGTAAAGCTCGGCACAGCCGTAAAGTTGATGCCGCCTGTCGTGGCACCCAGCAGCGCACTTTCTTCCGGCGCAGTACCGGAAGTCGGGTCAAACGTAGTTGCAAGATACCCGGCGTTCAGAACCAATTCCTTGAACGCCGATTCGGGAATTCTGGTAAACTTCATATTTTCACCTCAATTTAGGCATAAAAATTCGGCGGTCACGTTGATGTACCGCCGTTTTAGGTTTTTGTCTGTGTCATCTGCCAGCGATTGGCAGAACGGGGAGCCGCGTTTTAACCAAATCAAGCCGCCATCTACCGGCAGCGTCACGCCGCCAATGCCCAGCGCGTCCGAGAGCTCAAGCGCCTTTGCATTTGGCACCGCTTCGCTCGTGGTATGGACCCACATGTTGACCGTCAGCGATACCGCCCCGCCGCCCCATGCGTCAAACACAGCATCATAGGTAAGGTATGGGAGTACAGCGTCATCCGGCACGGCGTTGCTTGCGTAAGCGGTCATAAACCGTCCGAAAAACTGCTGTAATGCAGCACCCTTTGTCATGTCGGCAATCCCTCCCGCAATCGTTCAGCCGTAAAACTTTTTAGTCCGTTCAGCATCGGGGAAGCACTTGCAGGGGCTTGCTTTTCTTCCGGGCGGCTCGTGACCCGGAAATATGCCCCGGTAGTCAAGTCCTTGTATACGCTGCCGTACTCGATGGGAACATCTTTCCGCACAACGCCGGTATACACGCTGGTAACGCCCTCTGCTTCTGCACGGCGGGCCTCCAAACTGCTATCCAGCGAAACGAAATTGTCAAACTCCGCGCCCTCTGCCCACTCGACAACATAGCCACCTTCGCCGTCCGGCTTTGTGGTCTTGTCCATAATACAGCAGCGACGCGAAAACGCATCAAGTAAACTCATAATGATACCTCACATCGCCATTTGGCTCTCTATCTGCAACGACGCGAGCATTGCTTGCGTTCACAAACATTTCGACGATTTTTAAGCATCCCTCAGCTGTAGATTTATCAATGTTCATGCTGAGATTTACAGTAACATCGACGCCGAGTTTATCGGTTCTCATTACAGTTTCCTCCACTTGTTTAGCCGTGATGCAAATACACCTTGCCAGCCCGGCAGAGAGCCGCCAGAACCGCCGCTTGCAGTAGATTTAGTGTAACTATACCCCGCAAAGCTTTCGCTTTGGAATGGGCTGTTTGCGGCGTTCTCGTACTGCGTGCGCCACGCCTTGATTTCTTCTTCAAGACGCAGAAATTCGGCAGGAACGGCCATGGCCCAGACAGCCCCGTCAAAGGTTTCATCCCTAAGCGCACAGCTGCCGTATTGATACACACCATCGTTCAGAACGCTGCCTACAATTCGGAAATACTGCCCAACACGAAGAAAAGGCAGCGCAATGCTGCCGCCCTTGATGGTGTACGTGTCCGGGTGGACGCCGCCGGGAATCAAGAAGTAATTTCGACATTCCCTCATCAATTCCTCAAGCATTGTGCTGCCTCCTATTACTTAACTTCTTTCTGGGTGTTCACGGCTGCCTGCGTTGCGGGCTGCACGGTAATAACAGCAATTCCGTCAAGATACTCAGCCCACAGAGCCATACCCATAAGGGCAAAGCTCTCGCCGACTGCCGTACCGTAGTTGCCCTGTGCGTGGAAACCAACCAGATTGGTTTCGCCCTTGACGGTGTAGGACAGGCCCAGACGAGCGAACTCACTATCGCCGGGGTCAATGTAGTACAGGTCGATATTCTCAACCGGGGTGGCGATAATCTTGTTGCGGTCAATCTGGGTTTCGGGCAGCAGGAACAGGGTGCTATAGCCCATGAAGTTCTTGATGTAAGTCAGGCCGAAAGCGTTCTGAATGGTAATGTTTGCAGTCCCCAGATAGTCGTATGCGTCCAGAATGTTGGCAAAGCCGACGACTTCTGTCACATCCTTCTGCATCTTTGCAAACTTGTTGAGAACTTCGCCCTGCGCTTTTGCAAGGCCAGCCTGCCAAGAATCGGCAGTTCCAGTCAGAGAGCCGGTGTTGAGGAAGGTGTAGAACTTGGACAGGACGGCGTTCTGCAGCTTGGTGAGGAAAGCATCGTCGGATTTCTGCACAGCGATTGCAGCGCCGTACTTGGACACGTCCTCAACAGGAACTGCCTTTGCATACTTTTCGATGGTCAGGTCTTCCTTTGTGCTCTGCGTGATGGTGGCCTTGCTGTAAGGGATAACTGCGCCGGGGGCAACATTGCCATTTTCCAGTTCGACGCTGGCGGTGTAGGAAATCAGAGAAGTGCCGGGGGCTTTGCGGATGGGACGCATAACGCCCAGAATCTGCTCCAGAGCCTCCCAGTTGTCTGAGAAACGGTTCACGAAATCAACCTCGCGGGCGGTCACGCCGGAATAAACGTTCGGCAGAGAATCGCGGGGGGTGGTCAGAGTTTCAAGTTTAGTTGCAGCCATATTCAGGCTCCTTTCATTCGGTAGTGTTGTTTAGGTTTTCCTCGATGGCCTTCAAGCGGGATTCATAGTCCAGCACATAATGGCCTTTTTCGTCCTTTTTGTAGATGTCAGCCATCGAAAGTTTTGCGCCGCCGCTGTTGGCGGGGGGGTTCGGGGTGTTGGCTCCCTGCGTGCTGGTCGTGGTGATGTACTCGCCATAGCCGTCTTTCAGGCTCTTTTCAAGTTTGGCGGCATCCTTGACAGTGCCGTCTTCATCCAGTTCCAGCTTGTCCAGCAAGCCGTCAGCCTTTGCCAGTTTCGCCACGCTTTGGACGCGCTTGTCAGATACACCGATTTTTCGCAGCAAAGCGCCCAACGCCTTTTCTTTGGCGGTGTTTGCTTTCTCGGCGTCGACAGCCTTTTTGTAATCCTCGAAAGCCTTGTGTTCGCTTTCGTATTTGGACTTGTAGCCGTCATCGCCTTTGCCCTTGATATCGTCCAGTTCCTTTTGGACGGCGGGCAGCTTTTCCGCGTCGGCTTTATAGCGGTCAACGTCCGCTTTCAGGCCATTCACGGTATCGGTGTGGGCCTCGATAATAGTGTCCTGCTGCTCTTCGGTCAGCCCCATACCTTTAAGCAGTTTGCGGGTAATTGCCATGTTGTTTTGCTCCTTTTCTTCGGTGCCGGTCCTTCGGCATTAGCATTTATTTAAAACAGCAGTTCTTCGCTGTTTTTGCGGATAAAAATAGCATCTGCCGCAAACGCGGCAGATGCTAGAAAAACTTGGTTTTTTACGGTTTTACTTCCACGCTGGGCAGGATGTCCGTGTGGAAATAGAGTTTATAGTGATACGGGTCGGTATGGGTTCCAGTAATGTCTTCCACCACATACATGGTGTAGTCGTTCAGGTAGATATAATTTTTGCGGTAGGTGTCCGGTCCGATTTTCACAGTGCAGACAAGCTCATTTTTGGAATTGTTGGAGATAGACATATACCCCTCTGCTTCCATAATGACCTTGTCTGTTCTGGCGTTGTATACGGTGATCTTGCGCTCGCTCTCAAAGTAATCGGCCTGTTTGGAAATATTGGCATTTGCCTTGTCGGCTTCAGAACAGCCGCACAAAAGCAGCGCTACAGTCATAATCATGATTGCGATGTGAATAATCTTTTTCATTTGATTTACCCCCAATAAAAAGAGCCGAGAGGCTTATTTGCCTTTCAGCTCTGCTTCGATGATTCTTTTGTACTGTTCGCCGTGCTCGGCAACGGCAGGCTTGATAAAAGGCTTTGCCCGTTGGCCGTGCGTCAAATGCCAATCGCCTTTTGCATCTTGGTACACCCACGGCGTTTGTCTGCCGCCCGGATAGTAAATGCCCGTGCCGCACTCAACGTATACGCCGTATTCGCTGTTTGTGCCAACATAGGCGGCGCGTTCTCCGCTGTTTATCACTGTATGAGTGATGCTATCGCGCAATGCGCCAGTTCCAAATTTACCGGGGCTGTTTACACGCTTTTTGGCATAGCCCTCTGCCACAAGCCCGCACTTTTCCAGCGCCCGCTGGCAAGCGGATTCCAGCGCGACAAGGACTTCATCGCTGTGATCTTCAAGTCGTATCTGCATTGCGTTTCCACCCAGCCCACTCTGCATAGGTCATATCTCCCACAAGCACCCATTGCCCCGTTTCGGGGTCTATGGCGCGTCTGCCGCCGCTGCTTGTATCCTCTCCGTCAATCTCTGCAATCTGGGTGCATCGGCAGTTATACACAAGATAGCCCGGCGCGGAAGTGTCGCCCGGATACATAATCTCGTACCCGTCAACCTTAAACGGCTTGTCAATGTCTACTGTCTGGCCGTCAAGCATTGCATGTGCGTGGCGCGTGCGGTTGTCCAGCGTTGCCAGCCAGCGTTTTTTGAGCTTGATACCCATATCCTGCGCGGCGCGGTAAGTATCTAACCGTCCCGCGTTCTGCGCCCCTGTAACCGCCGTTCTGGCCGTTCTGATAGCGCTTGCGCGGCTCATATCCCGCATACGGCTTTGTAAATCGTTGGCGATTTCCGGTATGCTATTGCCTTGCAGGATGGAGCTTGTCACGCTGGCCGTAATTTGTTGCTTGCCGTATTTCAGGTCTATGCCGCGCCGCAATGCACGCTGCGGTGGATAATACGGCATAAGGTCAGGTTGTTCGACTGCAAGGCGCTTCACTGTCTGTTCATCCCACAACGTAAAGTCTGCACTGTCTGAAACCTGCTCAATCTTGTATGCGGCATAGTTGCGATTGAGCGTGTAAATGCCCGGCGTGGCGTCATTGACATAGGCCACAGCCGTTGCATTAGCATCGGTGTACCTTTCTGCCACCTTATCGCGCAGCGCCTCATAGCGTTGGCCGCGGCCCATCTGCGCAAGCCGCCATTGCTTGTACTGCTGTTCGGTGATTTCGCCTGCGTCCAACTTTTCTTTCATGGCTGCATCACGTTTCCCGAACTGCTCAAAGTAGGCGTTTACCGTGTCTGTCAATTCGTCAGCAGCTTCTTTGTACAGCTTTGCGATGCGCTGTTCCAGCTTGGCAAGCTGTTTATCCGTCAGTTTGTGGGCATAATCAGATTTTTTCACGGGTGTAAAGCTCCCATTTGCAATCAGCTGGAAGTTTCCCGGAAATTTCAAAATGGTCAAGCCGTTTCAGCTCTTTTTCCGGGATGTTGTCATCCGCGTAAACCGGAGTAATGGTAAAATCCATCGGTTTTATTCCGTCAATGCGGATGGAATATTCCTTATTCTGTTCCATTCGGCTCATTTCTTGCCATAGGTGTAACGAAATCGGGGTTTTGTGTTCTGTCAATTTCCTCTGCCTCCTTTCGCTTCATCAATTCCTCGTACTGATCTGCATCGCCGTTAATGGTCAGCAGCTTTTTTGTGATGTACTCATCATCGTAATACTCCGCGCCCAGCATCACGGTCTGCGCTTCTTCCTGCTTATTGATAATCTGGTTGCGCGTGTAAGTTGGTTCATCATCAAGCCCAGCAATCGCCAAAATGCCCTTGATGCAGCGCGTCACCCAGCTCTCAAATTTGTCTGTTTTCAAATCAAGCGGAACATAGCTTGCCTTAATAGCCGTTGCCGTCTGGTTTCCCGCGCTCACGGCAGATGCGTCAAACGCCTGAAAATCCGTGTACAGCTTTTTGGTCAGCATATCAATGGTGGCTTGCGTCCCTTGGAACGGTGCTTCAATGCTCTGTGGTGTGGCTTTTGCGCCCTCGTCACCGTCTGCATGGGCAACGTGGGTGGTTTTAAGTCGCTCCACAAACTTTGCATCGTCAATCTCATCCATGCCGCCGCAGTTTGTCAGCACCCAATAGATCAGGTTGCCCTCATCCACGTTGTTTACCATGTTGCTGCTGGCAAGGTCGAGCGCGTCAACGGTGTTTTTTCTGCCGCACAGTTCGCTGCGTGCCTGTTCACCGTTTTTCAGCGGGATAATTGGAAATCCGGGATAATTTTCGCCGTCATAAATTTCTGTGCCGTCAATCTCCGAGTACCGCACTTTCAGCTTGTACGGCAGTTTCCCGTTTAAACTGCGCACTTCACCGTTTCTCGGCTTGATGTAGTCAGTATAACCGTCCATCTCGTACAGCGTTGCCCGCAGCGGTTTGTCCGGGTCAATCTGCCAGAATCGGATTCCAGCTTTCAGTGCGCCGTCCTCTTCATCGTATAGCGGCACAAACTGTTCCGGCGCAAACACCTGAATATGGTCAAGATTCCAAAATACGAAAGACTGCCCACCAATCAACGCATAGCGGGCAGCATCCATAATATCTTCATCAAACGTGGCGCCAAGCGCCTTTTTTGTGGCGTCCTTGTTAAACGCAACGCCGTTGCCCAGCAGGTAAGAAACTTCCTGGTCTACAACAAATCCAAAAAACTTGCTGGCAATCTTGTGGTTTGCTGTGTACATATCGGGATGCGCTTTCCCCTCAAGGTCGTACACCATTTTTTCGTAGCGGTTGATTGTGGGATTTTCGCCCCAATAGTACAGCTTTGCGTCTAGCATGTCCCGCGCCTTTTTCTGGCCTTTAAAATCGTTGATGGTGTCAAACACAAACCCCATGCGGGAACGTTCATCTTCACCGACCACCACAAAGTCTTGATATGTTCTGATTTTCCCTCACCGCCTATCTGTAAATGCTTTGATATTTCATTGCCGTATTGTCTCCGGCTTTATTTGCTGTGCTTTCCATCGCATAGCGCACCGCGTCAATGTGATGGTTGTTCAAATCCGGGTAACCTTCCAGCACTTCCCCCGTCTTGCTGTCTCGCTCGTATTCATACTCGCTAAACTCTTTTGCAGTGTCCGGGCAACGTTCTGGGTCAATGACAATAGCATCCAGCATTTGCAGCCACTTTGTGCCATAGCGAACCGATTTCGGCCCTTTTCTGGCAGGGAATGTTTTCACGCCGTACTTGTTATAGTCGGCGATGGATTTTGGCTCGGCGCTATCCGCGCAGACTTTGTCCTCGCGCGTCAACCCTCTATCCAAAAGCAGCTGCGCGGTGTCTCGGTTGCTGGTTCTACGCCTGGTTAGCTCATCGAAGATGTACAGCGTGCGACGCGCCGCATCAAAATGCATTGCATTGTACGCCCATGGGTCAGGGTACCAGCCCCAGTCCACGCCGCGCTTGATACGGTCAAAGCTGGCAATCTGTTCATCGGTGATTTTCTCAATGCGCAGATTCTCAAATACCGCTGTGCCGCTGCCGACTACTTCGCCAAGGTATTCATGCCTGTACGCTGTTTCGTTCGTTTTCTCCAAATATTCTGCGTCGGCCAAAAATCTTTCGCCCAGCCACTCAACCGGCGTTGTCTTGTATGTGCTGTGATGCACCAGCTTGCCGTCGCGGGTCTTGAGCGCGTACCCGTTTGCCCAATTCCGCGCCATTGCTGGCGGGTTGAAGCTCTTGAACGTGATGAACCAGTCACCGCCGCGCAAGCAAGATTGCTCCACATTTCGGATTTGCTCTTCACCGTCAAACTGGTCAAGCTCTTCAAACCAACAGATGCCGATATAACCAAACGGCACTTTAATTGACTTTACCTTGCCGGGGTCATCAACGCCGAAAAAAAGCACCTTTTGCCCAGTTGGCAAATAGGTGCATTCCATAGGGCTGACGGTGCAGCGAAAATGGTCGTGCAAGCCAAGCTCATTGATTGCCCAGACGATTTGTGCATAAACGCTTGTGCGCAGTGTGTTTCCGACCTTGCGGAACACTGCCGCGTGGCATTGCGGATGCTTTATGAGCTGCAAAATCAGCTCTATGCTTATATAGCTGGATTTTGTACTGCCGCGCCCACCCTTTGCGACAAGCTCTTTTACATTGCCCGCCTTGATTTCGCGGTGGACTTCGGAGAAACAAGGGGAAACAATCCCGGATAGCTTACAAGTCATCTATGATTTGCACCTCGCTATCCTGCTGTTGTTCCGGCTTATCCTTCCATCCAAAATTTGCCCGCAAACTGAACTGCGCACCGCTGGAGCCGTCTTTGTCGTATAATCTTTCTTCGGCGTACTGTTCGCAACGGGTCTTTGCACGCGTAATCGTGTCATTGAACTCTGGTTTGTTTTGATAATTCAAAAGCGCCTGCCTTGATGCAAAACCAAGTGCAAGCGCCAACCCTGTCACAGTAGGCGGCTTTTTATCGTCATAGATGATATAGCCGTTTTTATTTCGCATTGGTTCTCCGTTATCGTCTATGAACGGCTTTCCTTTACAAGCTTCAAAGTAGGCATCAATCTTTTCTTGCATTGCCTTTACGCTTCTGTATTTAGGTGGCGCGCCACCCGGATTTTTTTTTGATGCCACTTTATCACCTCGCTTTACAACACAAAAAGCCCACACAATTTGTGTAGGCTTATATCCCCTAGAACCCCTTTGCGCCGGAGGAAAAGCGCGTTCCCGCCCTGTCGGTGTATGCTGTGCCGACCTCACCCGTTGCGGGGAGCAACTCCGCAACGTTTTTACGTTTTTTTAGATGTCACCGCAAAACGACCCGACCTTCTCCGCTTTCGTAATCGGTGTGCATCGTCGCTGATTCCGATGTGTCAGGTTATCTATCGCGTTTCCTGCGCAGGGCTTGCACCTGTGCCACGCCGTAGCTTGCGGAACGCAGCGCCCTTGCCGTATTGACTTGTCAGGCCAAGTTTGCGGCTGGCTATGTAACATATAAAATGCCCGTCTTTCCGGGCTGCCAGCTATAAGAATAGGAGAATTGAAATGGTAAAGAAAAGAGATTTTAGCTATGCCGTAGGCTGTCCCGGTCCTACATCATCCAGCATATCTATAATAGCAGGTTAAAAGTGAACTGGAGTGCACAGATTTTCAATTGCAGCGCGGTGTAATTTCTTTGCCCATCTCTCGGAAATGTTTAGATTTATCGCAATTTTCCACCAATACGGTGTGCCGACAATATACCGCTCCAGCAGAACGTCCCGCTGCATTTGGTCTTGAACAGAGTTTATTGCGGTTTCGATTTCTTCCCTTTGCATTTCGGTGTCAATAATCTGCTTGTATAGAGCTTCCTGACGCTCCATGATTCTGCAAACGGCATCCTCGATTTTATTTTTACCGCCAGCAGATACCACAACCGGGGATAGAGCTTTCGTGGTAGCTGTTGCCCGTTCACGTTCGCTCTGTATCTGCTGGCGCAGCTGCCTTTCATGATTCCTGCTGCGTTGGTATCTCCATAGCCACATTTTCTTTTGGTTGAATTCTTCGCTGGTCATTGTTTCTCCTCTCTTCCAGTTTCATGCAGCGCGGCAACGTGCAAATATCGCCATTCTTCCACTCGCATGTCGCGCAAAGATGTTTGCGGGCGTATTCATCAACTAGTTGCTGTTTTGTCATGGGGTCACCTCCGGCAACTATCGTTCACGAGCGAACGCATAAGCGTTCAACATCTTTGCACCACATTCCGGGCAATATTGGTAATTATACGGTATAAACGCAAAACATGACTTGCAGTAAGTGCACATATAAGCCACATCTTGTATTCTTTTCCAATGTGCCGTAGGCCGCAGGGATTCTGGGTCGATGGTAGGTGCTTTCTTTGCTTCGTCCACGATGAACTTCATCCCAGCATCGTAACCACGCGCATAGGCAGCTTTCTGTTCAGAAAGGCAATTCTTGCCGCCAGACCATGTGAAATGTGCACCATCATATTGTAAGACTTCTTTAATGTCAATCAACCGCACAGGTTCTTTCGGCTGGCTTGCGCCGGGGATAGGGCAGCCTATTGTTGTGCTCATTCGGATACCTCCTCTACATAGGCCATGCTCTTGCGCAGATTGAGCGATTCGAATTGAGAATACAAGCCGGGGCGACAGCACCGCTGCTGTACGCATTTCTGTAGTACAACTGACCATTCTCGCTCACATAGCGAACGTAGTACGCGTAGCCCGTGTCGGAATCCTTGTCGCCGCAATACCACGGCGTGGCAGTCCAAATCAAGCTGTCGTAGCGCGGCATATAGTCACGGTACTTGCGGTACTCGTCGCAGCTCAGAATAAAAACATCGTCCATGACGGTATACGCGTTATACGCCTTATCTCCGTTATCAGCAACAAGGTCAAGCTCGTGAGGTATAAGGTTGTCTGCACCGATAACTTTGACAAGGCCCAAAACTTCTTTACGAAGTAAACTCGTTCGGTAGTTGTTCCGGTTGCCTTTTTCATCGGCGTACCGCTCATCCTGGCAGAATTTTACATCTTTTGCCCACGGTTCAGCCATAATAGCCAACACGCCGCCGTCAGGGTGGTTCGGGTCAAGGCAGACCCACTCGAAATTTTTGAACATAAAGTGTTCGCCTGGGCGCAGGGTTGTGATGTTAGTCATTATCGGTTACCTCCTCGTTCCAGTAGTCTTTACGGCATTCAGCGCATTTTTTGGAGCTACTAAAACTTTCATACTTAACGCATCGAGTTGGTCTTATAGTTTGATCCATTACACATGGGAATAAAGTGTAGATTTTCTGCATATCCGCATTCGGGAACATCTTCAAGAACTCACTCTTGCGGGTCTTGACGGGGTGGTCTTTCGCCCATTGCTTAACGATGCTTTTAACTCTGGAAGCCTTCTCATCTTCGATGTGCAATAGTACATCACAAACACTTCCCATTTCGCTGAAATTATTATATAGAGGGCATTTTTCACACATTTCACCACTGTAACACATGCGCTTCATTGATTTGTAAAATTCAACTGCGTCCATAGTATCACTCCTTATCCAGCCCGCGGGCTACATACTGCCCATAGGTCAGGCCAAGGGCGGCAGCTTCGCGGACGCATTGCTCAATGGGTTTTATGGTTTTCTTCAGGCAGGGATGCGTGGCAGGTTTCTTGCTTTTTTTCAAAACACCGGCATCCCTGCGGCGCTGGTAAGATGCCTGCGCGCTTTTGATATTGCGCTTGCGGATGCAGGCATCGCAATAGCGCTTTGTGGGCTGTACATCCCACATGATTTTCCCGCAGGTCTTGCAGAATTTTGTTGTGGTCATAGCGGCTCCTTTGTTTTGGGTGCTTCAATGCCGATGCTTTGCAGCGTTACCTGCGCCCAGAGGTCGGCAAGCTGGTCATTGCGGTACTCGTTGTATTTATCAGCAACGGGGCCGGTCATTGCATCCTGAATCCGTTTCAGCGTGCGGGGAGAAAGACCGCCCTGATAGCACGCCAGCAGGCATAGATATGTGGCGCGGGTAGCAATGTCGTTGCGCTCCTTCATTACAGCCTCCTGCGCACGGCTCTGGATGCCTTGAATTTTAGCTTCTGCATAAGCGTCTATGGCCTTTTGCATGGCCGAGGTGGGATGAAGTCTGGCTTTCATGGGTTCACTTCCAATTCTTCAATAAAAATTTCGGTGCGGGGGTTTTCTTTGTCGTACAGTACGCGGGAGCCGTCCACGCTGGCAATGATGGTGTTGTTGTCGTCTGCGAGGATTTTGGCGGCGACAAGGGTGTCATGGGCAGCCTCCATTAAGTTCGTGAGGTCTACTTTGCGGCGGGTCGGCATGTAAAACACCGTGGCAACGCGGTAGCGGCCCGTCAGCGGGGTTTTAGGCTTTGGGTTGAGATACCACATAGCGGCCTGTTCGTACTTCTTGTACTGCCTGCTGGGGGCAATGAACGGCTTGCCGGTGCGGCGGTTGGTAAGTATCTGCTGGGAGTTCTTCTTGGTAATAGGGGGTAGGAAGATAATGTATTTTTGGATCATAAGCTGCCCCACTGTTCTGCCATTGCAGTTGCAATCCCGGGGAAGGTCTTGCTCCTGGCTTTTGCGGTTCTTGGGTCATCCCAACCTAAAATTTTACCATCTTCATCTGTTGCGAAACAGGCAGATGCACCTACGCTAAACCCGCCTGGAAGGATTTCACCCGGGTCAACTATCTTCGTTGTGGTAAGAGATGGCAGATTTTTTAACCACAAGCATGTGGCTTTTCGGGCGTGCTCTCCGAACTGGAACGGTTGAATAATACAGTCTGGTTTACGAAAACGCCTTGACATATATCCGACAGGGTTTTCAACTGCGATTCTTCCAACGGGAGCGTTAATAAAAGACATAAAGAACGCAACAGCGTATTCCCGCTTTTCGGCTCTTTTTCTTGCCTTATCGCCGTATTTTTCAATGCTGAACCATCTGTTCCCAGCAACGGTAAAATATGTGCAGGGCGGATGCGCAATCAGAAAATCCCACTTTCCAATGTCATGCGTCACACCGTCCATCGTTGTGATTTGCCCCCCATCAACGGCCTTTAGGGCATCGCCTAAAATATGCCATTCCGGGTGTCCTCCCGACGGTTCCTGTATGTCGCAGCTGTACGCTTCATGTCCGCGTTCTCGGAACGCCTTGCAAACCGTCTGCGATTCTTCGCAGGCAACTAATACTTTCACGGTGCTATCTCCTTTACTTTCGCGTAATACTTCTCGCTGTACCAGATTTCCGGCAGGCGGGGATTTTGGGTGTAGCCTGCGGTGCGCAGGGCGGCTTCGGCGTTTCAACGTGTGGAATACAGGCGCTTGGAGTGGGTGAGGTCGCCGGTAGAGCGGGAATAGGTGATGATTTCAAACTTTGCCATTCAGTTTCAGCGCCTCCTGCGTATTTACCTCGTCGCGCTGGATTTTTTGATAGAGCGGCGTGTCAAAGTGCAGGCACTCATGACAGGTGCGGGCAAACAGAACGTCAAACGATTCGATTTTGTGCGGGAGAAATTCCGCTGCCGCCGTGCGCAGTTCGGCAACGGTGGGTGGGAATTTCAGTGTGGCGGCAAGGCTGGCCGCACCGCTTCTGGCTGCCTGCAAGGGTATGTCTTTCAGTGCAACGGCCCATGCTTTTGTCATTTCGTCAGGGTCTTTGCCGCGCATGAGATTTGCCCAGTAGTTGGTACAGGACAGAAGAAAAACGGCAGTTTCCTGTTCAGTCATCGGCGGTCACTCCTTTCGCAAGCTGCTTTAATCGCTCCATCGCGGCTGTGGTATCAGTCTGACGGGCGGCGGTGCGCGAGGATTTTGCGCGTTCCTTCTCGGCAAGGTATGCTTCAACGGTGCAGATTCCCTGCTGCTCACAGCGGTCAAGTATCTTGGAGATATAGCTCCACCGGCGTGCATTGTTGGCGGCGGCTTCGTCGATGGCCTGACAGATAAGCGATGCCGGAAATTTCAGCAGTGCGGTACTTATCGCGTCAGCAACCGCGCGTGGAACAGAGCCGCAGTTCTGCTCATAGCGCTGGATGCAGTCGGATAAATCCTGGTTATACAAGTCACACCCGGCGTCGCTGGCAGCAGTAGTAGCTATATATTCTTTACTTCTTACCTTCTTAGTATTAGAGGGTTTGTCGCTCGTTTGTCGCTCGTTTGTCGCTCGTTTGTCGCTTTGCTTGTCGCAAGCCTGATAATCAGCGTAATTATTTATCGTGTAGATGGTAAATTTTGACGTTGATTTCTTTGTCACTTCGTTTGTCGAAATTAGCTTACTTAATGCTGTGCGGATTTGACGTGTTGTAAGCCCAAGCTTGACTTCCATTTCCTTTACAGTGGTAACAACTTGACCACGTTCCAAAGGGATTCCGCGATAGAACTTGTCTTCATAGCTGGCAATTAAAAGCAGGTGAATGAAGACATCTTTGGTGGGGCCATCATCATACCAGCCCCATTCGAGCATTTTTCTGTATAGCTTGATGAAGCCCTCATTTGCCATTTTTCAACACTCCAAATAGTATTCTGCGACGCGGCACAGCCTGCCGTAGCGGTTGCGGCGCTGCACCATGCGGGAGGCTACCGGGTAGCCTCTCCGTTTGAGGTCGGTTATGCGGGAGGCAAGGCGGCTGCACCCGAAATCTTCCAGCGCGTCCAGGGCGGTAAGTGTGCCGCCGGATTCCAGCACGGCTAAAATCCGGTCTATCTGGGAGGGGATGCGTTCTTTCTTTTCTTTATCGTCATTCATGGTAGCACCTCAGAACGGAAAATCGCCCTCGTCCTCAATAAGGGCATAGTCTGCATCTGGTTCGCCCTGCGTGCGCTGTGAGGGGGCTGCGGGACGCTGTGCGGCGTTCCGCGGGGCGGGGCTGGTACTTTCCTTACTGCCGCAGAAACTCACGTTTTGGGCCACGATTTCAACGGCTGTGCGGTTCTGGCCATTCTTGTCCTGATACTGCCGGGTCTGCAAGCGCCCATCAATGGCAATGAGGGAGCCTTTGGGAAAGTATTTGCAGACAAATTCTGCGGTCTTGCCCCATGCGGTGACATCCAGCCAGTTTGTCTGTCTCTGGCCGCTGGCATCCTTATAGCCGGAATCGTTGGCGATGCGGAAAGAACAGACGGACTTGCCGCTGTTTGTGGTTTTGAGTTCCGGGTCTTTGACCATGCGGCCAATAATAGCAACAACATTCAACATAGGTTAGTCATCCGTAATATCGAGATAGTTTTTGTAAAAGCGGCGGCGGAAGTCAGACACCGTCCAGTGGTAGTAAGCCATTGCATGGCGCTGGCCATCTTGTTCAAGTCGCAGCCGCGTAGCAGCACAGTTATGTACAGCGTCAGGCGCGTTTCTATGGCAATCTGCACACAGAGGAACCCAAAGCCCGTATTGCTTGCTTTTATCGCGGCTGCCATTGTATTTACTTCCGCTACCAAAAAAGATTTCATGGCGCTCGGTCGGTTTCCATTGCTGGCATTTGTAGCATTTAAAACCATCAATGGGCATAATAGATGGCGCATAACCGTTTCGGTCAAGCTGAACGCCGTATTCATTGCGCGTTGGTTTCTGCATCGTCTGTCAGTCCTTTCAGTTTTGCGATTTCTTCCGGGGTCATGGTTGGAATTTCCTGTTGCTGGCATTCCTGCACAATCAGTTCAATGAGGCGGTGCATCTGGGCGCTGTCGAACTGGGAAGAGCCGTACCAGCATTGCAGGTTGTAGAAAGTCCCCTGTGGGGTGGTCATTTCATCGAGCTTATGGACCTGCCAGCCCTCGCCCTTGCTCTCCCAACCGTTTTTGAATGCTTTTGCAGCATCAGCGCGGAGGGTGACAAGGGCGGAACTGCCGCCGATGTCGCGTATCAAATCACGGTAGATGTCCAGTACAGGGCGGTTGATTTTGGCGGCAAGCTGGTTCATGAGCGCCCATGCGTAAGCGTTGGCAGAGAGGCTGCGCTTTTGTGAGGCCGTGCCGATGACGGCGGCAAGGGGCTTGCCCTCATCAATAACGGCGCGGGCTTTATCGCAGTCAGCCGGGGAACATTCCAGCGTGATTGTGTTGCCGATAACAACGGCTGCCTTTATGGAAATTTGTTGCTTCATTTTCTGTGTTCAAACTCCTTTGCAACGCTGCGCCAATCATCATCGGTGAAGTCCTTAAACAACTTGCCAATAAAGGTCTTTGCTTCTGTCTGGACTGTCTTTTTGTCCTTACCAGTTCGCTGTGCATATCCTGCCAGCGCAGTTGTTGCCATGTCCTTTACGACCTGTGCGGTAACTTCTGGCGATACTGTGACCGGCTGCGGCTCTTCTTCATAACGTTCCTTAAATTCGTCGGCTTCGCTGTCTGAGTAGATGCCGTCAAATGCCAGCTTACAGATTTTAAGAACAACGCGGTCAAACAAACGCTTATAGGCCATTGCGTAGGGGTAAGCATTTTTACAGTTCTGCGTAGACGCTTCGCCGACCTCATATAAGCCTTGTGCCTTATTTGCATAGGTAAAAACAAGAGAATTTCCGTAGCCAGATTTGTCGACAGACACACAATCCGGGTTAAACTTATCCTTTTCCGGCATGTTATCGTTAATCTTCAAGCAGGCGTTGTGGCTGATAATCAAGCCGGTGTACATCATTTTGCCGGTTTTGGTCTCGTTCATTAAAATCCAGAAATCAGACTCTTTTAGGTACGGTCTATCGTTGATGGCCTTTAATGCTTTGTCGCGGCTTGCAATGTATTTTGCGCTTTGGATAACGGGGACCTCTTGACGGGATTTAAGCGAATACTCCGATTTTTTTTCGTTAAACATCAGATTGCTTCTCCTTTCTTGTCCTCTGTCGTTAGGTGGATTCGGTAGCATCTGGCGGGCGGCAGGGCCGTGTCCGGCTTGCGGGTTTTGAGGTCGTAGAAGTAGACAGGAATGCCGTCTGCCAGAAAATAGGTGCTGTTCAGGCCGTATTCATGTTTTGCGAAAAGCGGTACAAATGCGCCGATGTTCTCGGAATAGATGCGGCGGGCAGCCTGCACGGCGTTGAAATAGCAAGCGCTGATGCCCTTTCCAGTGGGGATGAACTCGGCAAGATGCCGCCCCTTCAAAAGTGCGTGCGCCTGTTTCAGAGCGCTGATGTCGTCAATGGTCATTTTAGTAGTCCTCCATACAGCGACAATCTTCCCAAGGGTCGTCCTCTTGGGCATCCTCACCAGGGAAATCGCCGGGGTTATAGCACATATCACAGCCGATGATTTCCGTGCCGATCAGGTAAATTGCTTCGCATTCCTCGCCGCATACAGGGCAGCGGGGGCGGCGGGGCTCGGCAGGCGGGAAGGGGTTATCTTGATGCCCCCAAAAGCTGGTCATTCGGACACCTCCACAAGCTCGTTGTCCTTCAAAGTGTAAAATGTATCAGGCTTGACGGTTTCGCCATCGACGACAACGGATTTCCACTCTTTAATGCCGTAACCATCAGCATCCTCCACAGCAATCACAAGGATGGCACCCATGCTGCCTTTAATTTTTGCGTTTGCGCCGCGAACAAGCCCACAGCCATTTTCACCGACAGAAACAGAGCCGCGCGAAGTAGCCGCGCCGTACTTGCCAGCCGTAGCCGCGCCGGAATCGCCAGCCGTAGCC